GCATCTCGGGGCACCGGCCCTAGAAATAGCCGGTCGCAGCAATCGGGGCTTCGCGAGCCTCGCCTAGGTAGCCCCTAGGTAGCTAGCCATGCAACGCTTGGTACCCGGCCTCACGGCCGTGGTATTGGGTAGTGCAGCAGTTGCTGTGTGCAAGTTGGTTTGGAGGCAGGGCCGTCATCATACAGATGCGGTCCACCGCCTGGAGGTTTTGAATTCTCATGCATTGGTGCATGGGGCACCATTATCAACCAGACCCGGGCAAAAGGCTAGCCCCGCTGAGAGGGAGGTGCAACAGCCCAGGGGGAAGCGGGGAGCGAAGGCTACCGTTCTCCAAGGCAATCACCTGCATTTTGTGTGCCGATGGGCACGTGCAGCTAAGGGCAGGTATGAGTTTGCCCGTGAGTGCACCGAGACGCCTATCAACAAGGCGGCGCTCCACCGGTGGTTTTATGCGCAGTGGAAGGAGCTTGGTATGGATGCTCTGGAGATCTCATACTATATGGATGAGGCCATCGAGATGGCATTTGAGCCCACTGTGGAGAAGATGGAGGTGGAGTCGCGCAGGAAGGTCCGGGCAAGAGCCCGGATGGAGTACTATAATGAGCGCAAAGCGCTCGACAAAATCCGCTAGGGACGTCTCGTCAGTGTTCAGGGGTATGATACAGTTCCCAGGTTTGCCCCCCCTGGCGTGCGCATAACTGATAGAGACACCAGCGGCAAAAACAAGACACGTTATCTGTTAATGGATACGGCTATACCTGGTGTGGGTTTGTGTTACACCCACAATAACTCTGTGGATAATCTGTTGCGGGGGCTAGGAGAGAGGTTGATGTTCGTTCCAACCAACGGAGGATTCCAACGCCCCCCGGCTCCAGTGGTAGGCGCATATGACGGGCTCATGGCCCGGTACGCCGACCTTGTCGTTGCCAAATGCCCGAAACAACCTGGTCCCATCTCACATGATGAATTCGTCATGTTGTACGATGGGCCTAAACGTAAAAGGTATGAGGCGGCGGCCAGGAATCTGCTGGATCGGGAGCTTGTTCCCACAGACTGGGAGATCAATGTATTTATAAAGGATGAGACAGTTTGCTCCTGGAGCAAATCTGACCCCGCTCCCCGCCTGATCTCCCCACGGTCCCCAGAATATTGTTTAGAACTTGGATGCTTTCTCAAGCCGGTTGAGCACATGTTATATAAAGCTGTAGCCCGTGTTTGGGGAGAGGTGACCATTGCCAAAGGGCTGAATTTCAATCAGCGTGGGGAAGTGCTCCATAAGAAGTGGGAGAAGTATGATGATCCTGTAGCCGTTGGTCTCGATGCATCTCGATTTGACCAGCACGTCAGCGTGTCAGCCCTGGAATGGGAGCATCATATTTATCTTTCTTTGTTCAAGCGGTCGAAGCGCAAGCTACAGTGGTTGTTGGGGAAGCAGTTGAGTTTCTCTGGGCGAGCCTATTTGGATGATAAGATGGTCTCCTACAGTGGGGAGGGTTCACGAATGTCCGGTGATATGAACACCGCTCTAGGAAATTGTCTTATCATGACGGGCCTCGTTTGGTCCTATCTCGCCGAGAAAAACCTGGCTGCTTCACTGATGAATGATGGTGATGACTGCGTTGTTGTAATGGAGAGGAGGGATTTGGCAGCTTTTCAAGACGGGTTGAAAGAATGGTTCACCAATATGGGTTTTACAATGAAGGTGGAGGCGCCAGTAGATGTGTTTGAGCAGATTGAGTTCTGCCAAACACATCCTGTGTGGAATGGAGAAGGTTGGACGATGTGCCGCAATGTACATAAGTGTTTGTTCACTGACGTGGTGCATGTTGGTCGTACCTGGCAGGAAGTTGTTGGTATTCGTGAGTCCGTTGCGGTTTCAGGCCAAGTCTGGGCAAAAGGCATCCCGGTGTTGGGTGCCTTTTACACAGCTTTGGCAACCGGGGCAAAACAGCGTATACCATACAATTCAGGAACCTATTGGAATGCCAAGGGCTGCACTACAGGCACCACGCAAGTGACCAATGAGGCACGTGATTCGTTCCAGCTGGCTTTTGGCCTTTCTCACACAGAGCAGATGGCGATTGAGGAAATGTACAGATCTTTGCCCTCCATGCCTTTCGAGGCTCCCCGCGCGAACCTTGTGTTCGAAGCAGACAAAGATTTTGACGACTACCCATTGTATATATCCGAGGCTCTACAGACGCTATTAAAATTAAAAGATGGTTAAGGTATCTGCATCATTCCTTCGGCGGTTGGAAAATATCGCCCTTGGTAAACGTGGGGGTGGTAAGAAGAATGGGAAGGGAAGGCGTCGTCGTGGCGGTCAACAGCAAAAGGGTGGTGCTGCTCGTCCTGCGTCCGCGCAGGACCATCATGCACTTGCACTACAGAGACCCTTCAATGCTCCGGTTCCGACCGGCACTGGGGGCTTTTATTCGGGTGAGCAGGGTAGCATTACCAGGTTCTACTCCGATGCTGCACCCGCTACCGGCGCAGCCCAGACGTGTTTTGGGATAATTTATCACCCAAACTCTGGGTTTGTCTATCCATTCTCCGTTACCAACTCCACTACTGCCTTCACCGTGGCCACTACCTGGAATTCTGGGTACTCCCCCGGGTATACCTTTTTGAACGCATCCGCGCAGAAACAGCGGTCAGTTTGTGCCGCTATTCGTTTTGCGATTCCCTCTCTCTCCATCACCACGGTCACCGGCGAGTTTGCAGTTGGTGTCATATCCTATGACACGGCAATCAATGTCACCAGTGGTGACCAACTGTTTACACTCGCAGCTGCACGTGGTCAGGTCTCAAAGGAAAACCATGAGGTACGCTGGTACCCTGGTGCATTCGACGATAAGTATTCCACGGTGAGTTCGACCTTTGCATCAACCGGCTCTGATCAGAATGATACCAATGCTGTGTTCATGGTTGTGAGGGGAATACCAGCGTCAACGGCGTTGAGTCTGCAGATCTGCAATATGGTCGAGTGGACTCCCAAGTTTAACACTGGTATGGCCCCGACCATGCAATCATCAGCTGGTACCAACCATCAGCAGACCGTGAACGCGCTTCATCAGTCGGATCCGTCATGGAATCACACCGTCAAGCAAGCTGGGGAGAGAGTTCTGGATCGCGCTGTAACACTTGGCGCTGGGTATGTAGAGAAAGCAGCATCGAAATGGTTGCCCAAGATGTTTGAAGGGGGCATGGCCGCTTTTGGTTTGTAGATAGTGCCTCTGTGCTCCCCTGGGGGTTCACCACCCACAGGGTCTAAACATAAAGTTGGTGTTTGGTTGGACGGTTGCTATGGGTTGGTTGTGGGGGGATGTAGTGTCTAAGCGGCAACTACTTTGCTATCCAAACGGTGTGAGTGGAACTCCACCGCTTGGCTCTGGCCAAGTTAACAAGGTTGCTAGCGAGGTGACATGTGTTCCCTGCGCGACGTTCCAGTGGCAGTTGTGGAAGCAAGGGTAGCTGCTTAAGCTCCGCCGGTGGGACCGGTTATACAAATCCCTGATACTCGCCAAGAAACACTACGGTGTGGAGGGGGGTGAGGTCACAAGCGCA